CATCATCTGTGAATCCAGATGAAGATGAGGAGGATGCACTTAGCTATTTTGCAAAATTAGCTGAAAATTAGAAAATATCCCGAAAAAAATTTCGGGCCATTTTTTACGCCAGAGGTCGCTCAAAACGACCTCTTTTTTATTATTGAATTATACGTGGATTTTCGGTTTTTTTGAGATTATCCCTTACAAATTGTTTTGATGGTTTATATTCCATAATCTCTGCAACATTCTCTAGAAAAATACCTAAGAATTCTGGTTTTAGAACGTTAATATTTCTTTTTTTGTCATTTAAGTCAGTTTCATGTTGTAAAAAGGTGAATGATGTTAATTGTGACTCAGTTCTTAAAGTGCCATTATCTAAAAAAGTAATCGAATGATTTTCTGGAACTCTTAATCCTCCCTCTTGAATTAATGATCCATTTGTGTCTTTTATTACTTTAGTTTCGTAGTGATGAATATTTGATAATTCCTCTGCTGTATATTTGCCATTAAGATAAGTTAAAAAATCCTGATTTCCCATAGGCCACTCATCTCTAATATGAATAATATTGTTTGTGGTTAATATTACCCAATCTAAACTGGAATCATTATAAAAAAAATTCGCGACTTGATCTGGTCTATCATCACCTTCAACTGAATATTTCGTAAATGTCGTAATATCATTAAAGATATCATCACGCATCACCACTCTTTTAAAAATATTTTTAACTATTTGGTAATCATAAACAGAATTTCGATTATTCTCCAATGATGGATAATCGAGATTTGGAAGTTGTTTAAAGTAACTGTTTGGTGATGCTGATGATGATCCCCTTGATCCTGAGTACGTCATATTAGTAACCTACGTGGTCGTCTCCTTCAATTTCTAATTGATCTCCCTGATATATTGGTCGAAGTTCAGTAAAATCGAGATCCATTTTTACTGCAACTGGTTGTGAATCACGATATGCTGACCAGTAACCATTTGGAGCATAATCAACCCTCATGGTCGTGAGTGCAAGACCGCCTGGACTGAATCTATTTACAGTATTTAAAAGTTCATTACCAGATCTATACTCTAGAGTAAATACATCTGGATTTTCTAGAAATGTCGTGCTTCTAAATTTTGGTGCCATACCCAATTTAAGAAATTTAATAATTGATCTAATCTCTCTACCCTCCTCTTCACTTCTAGCAATCATCACAAAACTAAATCCAAAGTCACGAATGACAGGCCCTTGAAATAACATTTCTGCGTTTGGATTTAAGACCTTACCACCCTGTCTTGCTAAGAATGTATCAGCATCTAAATCTGATCCTGTTAAAGTTCCTGCTATCTTAGCGATTGTTCCAGTGTATAGTGCAGCTGCACCCTCTGCCGTACTCCTATCTTCATTTCTACTTGCTATCGATTCTCTTATAGCGTTATCACGTTCTCGATCTGATCGGTCTTTTCCAGATAACCTACCACGACCAGTGAGTTCGTTTGTAGCGTTAAGAGCCACAAGTCCTGATGAGTTTAACTCACTTTTTCCCCATTCAACACCATTTACGTCTGTGACCTTTGGCATGGGTAATAAAATAGTTCCTTTTAAATCACTTCCAACAACACTATCACCAGCAACAGTTCCATTAATGGGTTGTCCAGCACGATTTCCATTCATGTTGATTACTCCTGTTTTTGTGGGTTTATCTTTAATTCGATTAAAAGTTCTGCCCGCCGATTTACTCATGTTTAAGTTTGGTCTGACGTAGTTATATCTTGTGATTTTAAAATGATCCTGATTTACGTCAATATCAAAGGGATATCTCATGAGTTTTTTGTCACCCTGTAGAGATCTTCTTGATTTTGGAATATTATATGCGATACGCTGAGTTGGTGGGATGCTTGACAAGGATGGGAGAATAGCACTGTTGTTAGATTTTTTTTGTGATTCTGCGAAATAATTTGTCATCTCCTCATCACTTGCATAATTAATTGTACTTGAGTATTCCTCCTTATTAGGCCCATTAACTGCTTTATTAAAAGCATCTAATGCGTCAGAGTTGTACATGAGTTCATTAAATCTGGAAGATTTATTATCCTCAGGCTCAAGTTTATTATTTGAAAGATTTTTTATAAACAATCCTGTAAGTTTGCCATCAATAACAGCATAACTAGCGACATCGTTATATAATCTGCTTTTTTTCTCTGACATTAAACTTTGTTGTAAATTCGATCTCTTGGAACTGGAATACCTCTCATATCAACGAATCTTTCAGTCGGGAGTTGTGCAACATCCGACCATTCACTGCTAGGAATACGATATGGTGTTCCTCTCACGCCAGTATAGAGGTATTTATGTAGAGTTATGGGAGGAACTGCAACTGCACCCTGAGCAGAGTTATTTAGTAAGCTTATTGCTAATTCATCTCTTTGAGTTAAACGAACATAGTGTAGATTGCACCCCAAAAATCCACCTGTTTGATATTCAATCACGTATGCGAGAGGATACATGTCATAATATGGTTGTTTAGTCTGTGCTGAGTATGTAAAAAAATATAATTGTCCAGGCGCAAATCCTGCTGTATCCGCAGCATCACTATCAAAGTTTGTTGATCCGAGTTCTTCGAGTAATTGTCCTCGAAAGAATTCCTCACTCACTTGACCACTCACTTTATTTAATATTCTCTGTAGAATACTCATCGGATTCCTAGTTCTTTTTCAGTCATAATTTTAAACTCTAATTTACGATCATCACAAAATTCCCTCGCTGCTTTCCATTTTGCCTGATTCTTGGCGTATGTGATTGACTCATTTATTAATGTTTTTCTTGATTTTCCTTTCGTTGCTTTCGGTTCTTTAGTCTCTCTCATGGGTTTTACTTCAATCACTGATCTGCGAATATTGCTATCTTTATCCTTATATTTAATAAAAAAGTCTGGAAAATATCTACGAACACGATTGGTTGTTGGGTCTTTATATGGTATCCAAAATTCTTCTGATGCCCACTCAAGTATATTCTCATTCAAATCACAGTAATTCATGAACTTTCTCTCCCAAAGAGACCTATAAATAATATTTTGAGAGTCTCCTTTATATTTTTTAGGATTAGAGGGTCGGTATATCCCTTTATAGCTCATATATAGTAATAACAACTCAAACTTATTTATTAAGAACATGGGATTCCCGAAAAGAACTGATATATTTGGATCAAACCCTAATGAAAATAATATTTTAGATATTAGAGACACTATTGCAAGACCATCTCTTGACACTTTCTATGAGGTTACTTTTTCTTTTGGAAAATCGGATAGATGGTTAGGATCAATTAATAAAAATCGAACTCAAAGCAGGGGTTTTAGGAAAAAAATGTCTCTTCTATGTACACAGGCTGAAATTCCAGGCACGAGTTTTGTTCCGTCAACAGCAGTTGGACATCATCAGGGCATTCAGGAAGAATTTCCTAACTTAAGAAATTTTCCGCCACTAAACTTAGTTTTCTATTGTGATGCAGATCAGGTGATAATACAAGTTTTAGATAGCTGGATGTCTTATATCAATCCAATTTTTACAGATTTAGAAACATCGCGAGCATACTCACGATTTAATTATCCAGAGGATTACAAAGAAGATATTAGCATTACTAAGTTTGAGAGAGACTCTTTTATTACTGGTCGTAGTCGTGGTCGTGGTAGCTTTGGAACTGATATACGAGGGAGGGATTTTGATGATCCAGATGCATTCAATCAAGGACTCACCAAAGAGATATCTTATAAATCACATTATGCACAATTTAAATTTAAAAATGTATGGCCATCTAATTTAACATCAATGAGAGTTGCCTATGGTGACTCAAATGTGTTAAGATGTACTGTACAGTTTGCTTACGACAGATTTTTTTCAACTTATACAAAAAATGCAGTACATAATCGTACTGTTGTTAATTCAGTCGATGACATCATAAACACGAATGATACTAAAGACCGTCTTGATGTACAAAAACAAAATGATATTGATAATCCACGACAAGTTATGAATACTAACAGTGAAGATATTGGAACTGGTTTTTATAACAACATGTCAAGATAACTTCCCTATATAAAATACTGAATCAAATATTATGCCCTTACCAACCATTGAAACTCCAACCTACGAGTTGAAGTTGCCATCATCAAGTAAAAGAGTTAAATATAGACCCTTTCTTGTGAAAGAAGAAAAAATATTGATTATTGCTCTTGAGTCAAAAAATGAAAATGAGATTACAAACGCTGTGACAGACGTTTTGAAGAAATGTATTTTGACAAAGGGAGTTGATGTTGATAATCTACCCACATTTGATATTGAATTTCTATTTTTAAATATTCGAGCTAAATCAATTGGGGAGGATATTAAATTAACCGTCACCTGTCCTGATGATAATAAAACAAAGGTTCCAGTGACAATTTATGTTGATGAAATTAAAGTTCAAAAACAAAAAGGTCATAAACCTGATATTGTCTTGGATGACAAGATGACTCTTCGGATGAAATATCCATCTCTTAATCAATTTGTTAAAAACAATTTTAGTGTGGATGATGAAGCAGACACAATGGTTGATAAAACTTTTAGAGTTGTAGCTGATTGCATTGATACCATTTACACTCAAGAGGACGCATGGGATGCTAATGACTATACTCCACAGGAGAGACTAGACTTCGTACAACAATTAAACTCAAAACAATATAAAGAGGTTGAAAAGTTTTTCTCAACAATGCCCAAATTATCTCATAAAATTGAAGTCGTAAATCCAAACACAAAAGAAAAAGGTAGTGTTGTTTTGGAGGGTCTGGCTGATTTTTTCGCCTAAGTATTGCAAGAGAGGATCTTGAATCTTATTTCCGTATCAATTTTGCTCTCATGCAATACCATAAATATAGCTTGACGGAACTCGAAAATATGATGCCTTGGGAGAGAGAAATTTATGTCGCTCTTTTAAAGCAATATATTGAGGAACAAAATCTAAAGAACCAACAACAACAAGGTGTTCAAAGATATGGATGAGGAAAATAAAAAAATAAATCTGGAATCCTTTTTCAAGAGAGTTAATTCTGTTGAACAGATAGCTAATTCTGCCTTATCAAGAGCAAATTCAAACTTAGGTGTTATTAGCAATCAAAAATCATTAATCGAGAGTCTATCAATTTCGATAGAAGCGATGCAGACAAAAATTAGAGATATTGCAAATTATATAATTGTAGAGAAAAAGCTGGAAGCAGATCGTGAAGAGGATAGACGTTTAGAAGCTGAGGATGCGGAACAAAAAAGACAGATGACTGAGAGAGCCACTGCGATGGGTCAACAAGGCCCACAGAAAGAACCAGTCAAACCAACAGAATCAAAAGGAGGAGGTGGAAGTTTTCTTGGTGGACTCATAAAAACTTTAGGTGGATTGATGGTCGGAGGTTTTGCTCTTAAATACATCGCTCCTGTCATCTTACCAAAACTACTTCTCCTTGCAAAGACAAAACTTTTTCCCCTTATTGGAACTGGACTTAAAACTGCGGTTACATCAAGTTTTAAGTTTCTTGGAGGTTTAGTTACAAAGTTATTTTCTCCATTAACAACAGCACCTATCATTGGTAAAATATTTAAAGGTATAAAGTTTGCTAGTCCATTTCTAGCAGTGGGTGGTTTTCTAGGTTCAAAAATACTTGATTTCTTCTCTAAGGGTGGTAAAGGAGGTGGTGACACAGGTGTCAGTTCTGATTCCAATATGGGCGCGACAAATTCCACTGTAGAAACTGACATGACTGATACTCTTAAGAAAGAGGGGTTGGTTGAGGATCAAAAAAATGATGGTGGTAAGGAAGAAACCAATGAGGAAATAGAAGAGGGTGGTGGTAAGGAAGAAATCAATGAGGAGATAAAGGAGTTTAATGAAGAAGCAAATCGAATAAAAGAGGAGTCTGCAATTGCAGAAGAAACTGGAAAGACAGACATATCAGGAGAACTGAGAAAAGAGGCAAGTGGTGATAATGATGAGAGAATTAAATTAAAAGTGGGAAAGACTTATACAAAAGAAGAGATAATTAAAATATCAAAAGAGTATAAATCACTTGTTGATAAAGAAAAAGCTGCTTCCCAAGGAAATGGAGATGACCTTACACGAAAGGAGATAGCTAGAAAGAATAAATTAGAAGTAGCACTAAGAGAAATAGGAGTTGAAACAAGAAATATTGATTCGGGTGGTGCGGATGCTGAGATCATCAATAAAGCCATAACAGATTATAATAAACGTCAGGGGAATAAAACTAAGGGGGCGCCAAAATATGGTGATGTGGGAGGGTTGATTGAAAATGCACCTAAAGAAAATGATTTAGATTTATCACTCAAACAAAATTTAAAAACAGCTGATAAATTAGTAAATGTCGCCACCTATGAATCAGGAATTGATAATAGAGATCAGAATAGTAGTGTACTAGTTCAAAGTAAACCAGCACAAACTACTATCGCATCAATAAAGAAAACATCAAGTCCTGTGGCTTTTATCAAGTCGAGTAAAAATCAATTCTTATCCATTAACGAGACAGAATTACCACCAGAAGTCGCTAGAATGATAACCTAATGTCAGAAGCTAAATTTCTTATAACCAAATGCATGTTGATGCCTAGTGAGAGTTCTTCTCTAAAAGAACCCTATGAACTAGGTCTTGGAAATCCTATTATCGATTATTATGAAAGTATAGAAAGTCCATCAATTTCGATGACTGTCACTTTTATTGATATAGATCAAGTTATAGGTCGAGAAGGAATCACTGGTGGTGAGTATATTGATCTGACAGTCAAGGATGGGGATGTTGATGAATTTAAAATCACATCTAAAAAACAAAAGTTGATACTCAACTCTGTGAGAAATATGATAACTGAGACAAATAAACAGGTTGCAACTCTGGAGTTTGTTTCAGTTGAATCAATCATTAATGAAACCGCAAGGGTGAATAAAAAATATACTGGTAATGTTTCTGAGACTGTAAGCAAATTGTTAACTAATGGAGAAGGATCTGATAAAAAAGGAATTCAAAGTTCTAAGGAATTGGAAAAAGATGATGCCCTTAACTCATATTCATTTGTTGGTAATTTAAAAAGACCTTTTGATACAATTCAATGGTTATGTCCAAAAACTCAATCATCATCAAAAGATTTTGGTTTTTTATTTTATGAGACTTTGGATGGTTATGTTTTTAAATCAATTAAGAGTTTATTGGAACAAGAACCAATCACATATACTCAAACAGATAAACCTGGCGATCAAGGTTTCTTCAAAATTTTACAAAATAATTTAAATCAAACAAATGATATTGGCATGAACATGAGAATGGGAATGTACGCCAATCGAACTTTATATATTGATATTGAGAATCAAACATTTGAAGAGGTTGATTTTAAAATTTCTCAATTAGATTTAAAAAAACCACCTAAATTATTAGATGGTATTGAGGATTTTCCAACTCGATTGATGCTTCGTGTAAATGATTTTGGAGTTGCACAAAAGGGTGCGAAGAAAGATGAAGTTCAACCATTAAGTGAGCTTGCCGTTTATCAAAATAAGTCTTATGTTAGGAATAACTTATTATTTTCACAGTCTATAAATATCTCAATTCCATTAAATACGACTTTGAGGGCTGGTGATGTGATTAATATTAAATTACCAGTCAAAAAGGATGATGAAGGTTCTAAAACAGATTCTTATGGAAATGAGAGAACGAATGATCCTAGTGGTAAATACTTATTATCAGAATTAAGACATCTAATTGGTGGTGGTAGTGCTGAAACACAACTTAAATTAATTCGTGATGTCTTCACCGCTTAAATAGTAAAAAATAGCTAATCTTATGAAATCAATCGAAGACCATATGGAACACGATAAGAAAATTATCGATGATCCACAAGCAAACCCAGCA